GGGTAAATCATCGCAGGATTTTGCGTGAAAGTTAGTGCGTTAGGCATAGTTTCCACGGGGTAGGGGGCGGTTTGGTTGGAGATCAATACCACGAAGGATCTAGGCTTGGTCAATCGAGCGATCAAAGAACGATGGAATGTTGATCGAGAAGCAGTCAAGGCGGCTCTTATGGTTTGCTTGCAAGATCCGGACCTAGCCCCTAAGGCAGCTAAGATCCTACTAGATGCCGATGCACTCGACGAAAAGCGAGACGCGGCAGAGGAAAGGAGGTTACTCAAAGAAAATGAACAGCGACTCCGGCTTCTTGAACTCGCTCAGTCTGTCCCAATTGCAGAGCTTGCTAAGCTTGCATCCGAAAACGGCATCGTCGGCGGACCCGATCAAGGGTGACGAACGAATAAGGCAGCGGGAATTGATGGCACGCAAGCGATCGGCTCAGCGTGATATTTCGATCCCACCCCCTGCCAACCCATCGCGACGCATCCAAGCCGAGCAAGACCCCAAGGCGTGGCTCTCGACGTACTTTGCGGACCAGTTCTCAGAGTCCTGGACTGCCGACCGGGAGGCGATGCTACGATCGATCATCGACGCAGCGAAGTACGGCGGGGACCAAGCAATCGCGGGGCCGCGGGGCGAGGGCAAGACAACCATTGCAACTAGGGCGGCTCTTTACCTAATGGTTCGAGGTCTATCGACGTTTCCGGTGGTTATCGGCAAGAGCCAGGGCAAGGCCCAACTCGAGCTAAAGGACATCAAGGAACAACTTCAACAGAATGAGCTATTCATCGCCGACTATCCAGAAATCGGGATCCCAATGCAAGCGGTGGGCGGATGGAGCTCCAGGGCCAGAATGCAAACCGTATCGGGCGTTTCGACGAACATCGAGCTCGCAGCGGATCACTTGGCATTCCCTACGATTGAGCGGTGGCAGTTGCCGGGGTGGCCCGAAGGCATCGAACCGGCTTCCAATGGGCAGGTGTTCTACTGCCTAGGGATCGACGGCCCGGTTCGAGGTACTAAGTTCCGATCGAAGCGGCCAACCCTAGCGATCATCGACGACATCGAGGACAGGGAGGCAGCGGCTAGCGATGTCCTCATCTCAAAGAATGCTGAAATCATTGACCAAGACATCGCGGGGCTAGGTGCATCTGCCGAGCGAATCCCCCGGGCGATGCTTTGCACGATTCAAAACAGGAAGTGTATCGCCTACCGGTTCACGGACCCTAAGCAGGCCCCTAGTTGGAAAGGCAAGCGATACCGGAAGATGATACGCCGACCGGACAGAATGGATTTGGTCGATCAGTATATCGACCTACGCAAGGGCAGGGCCGAGAGCGATCCAGATGCTAGGGTAGCCTTTGCGTTTTGGCGCGACAACCAAGCGGCGATCGAATCGGGTTGTATCGTCTCGAATCCGCATAGTTACAGCAAGAAGCAGCACAGCGACGGCGAACCGATGGAGCTATCGTCGATTCAGTCCTACTTTAACCGGGTGGCCGACGTTGGCGAAAAGGCCGTTGCAACTGAGATCGACAACGATCCACCCGAGGACGCGGGGCCAATGGGCCAGGGGCTCACGGCTGAAATCGTTTCCTCTAGGATCAGCGGTCTATCGCGTCGTCAGCTACCCGCTAACACGATGGCCCTAACAGCGGCGATCGACCTAGGTAAGTATCGATGCCATTGGGCAGTTACGGCATGGTGGCCGGGTGGAGGTGGCGTAGTGGCCGACTATGGCGTTGCCGAGGTCTACGGAAACGATAAGTCGATGGACAGCGAAGCGAGCGAAGCGGCGATCTACAACGCTCTAATGGCGTGGCGTGACGAACTAACCCAAAAGCGATTCGTTGACGCGACAGGCACGGAGCGTAAGGTTGACTTCTGCATGGTCGACTCCGGCAACTTTACAAACGCAGCCTATAAATTCTGCCGTGACGTTGGCGGTATATTCCACCCCTCGAAGGGATGGAGCCCCTACAGACGCAAAGCAGCAAACACGGCGAACGTCATAGCCGGCGCTAACTTGCACGCATCGAGGCAAACAGCCCAGGGCGTTTGGCTCTACGACCTGGACACTGACTACTGGAAACAATTCGTTCACGAGCGATTTCTTACGCCGACCTTCGACGAAAACAATATGCTTCGGCGTGGTTCGCTTTCACTCTATTCGCTTGAGGGCAATCAGAAACACGGCTCGTTTGCCCAGCATATCGCAGCCGAAGAGCTTGTCTCGGAGTTCAAAGAGGGCAAGGGCAGCAAGCAGTATTGGGCGGTGCGAAACGATAACAACCACTGGCTCGATGCTCTTTACATGGCAGCGGCGGCGGGTGAGGTTTGCGGGGTCAAGTTGATAGCTCCATCGGAGATCGAGGTTCAACCAAGGCAAACGAACGCCGACGAGCCCAAACCGAAGAAACCAGTTGAGCAAGCCTACAGGCACGGGCAGTCTCGATTTAAGCAAAGACCGGGCGGATGGATTCCAAAACGAAGGGGATAGCATGAGCAAGAAAACCAGCAAACTAAAAACCAATTTGACCTGGGAGCAACAACACGGGCCAGCGGTGGCGGTTCGTGTAACTCACGACCCATCGACGGATATTGTGTCCAGGGTTGAAACGGTCAACGAAAACGGAACGGTTATCGAGCAGTGCTACCCCATCCCCCGCGAAGATGAAGCGAGGCCGTGCTCCCTTTGCGAATCGAGACGACCAGCGGGAAAGAGCTATTCGCGGGTCTATTGCACGAAACGACAAGTTCGATACTGCAAATGCCATTACTGTGGGCATACCTGGAGCCAAGAACGTAAATAATTTGCCGTAGTGTACTAATGGATTAGTACAGGCATCTACACACAGTCGGCTAGCTATGCAATCCTTGACGCATGGCATCAGCGGCTAGTCTGTTGGCACAAATTGACGCGGCGATTGAAGCACTTCTGACAGGGGGTGCGTCGCAGTACTCTATTGGCAATCGATCGGTTACTAAACTCGATTTACCAACGCTGATGAGCGAACGGCGTTTGCTCCAGCGAGAAGCACAGCGCGAAACCGGATCGGGCGGAATCTCCCTTGGCAGATTGTCGAGGCACCGCCGATGATTGGAAGCCTAATCGATTCGCTAGTCTCGGCAGTCAACCCTCTGGCAGGTGTCCGAAGGATGCAAGCCAGGCGACTTATGCGATCCTATCAAGGGGCAGAGCCTTCGAGGATATCGAACAATCGCAACGTCAAAAACAATCCAGCCGATCAAGAGCTACTCGGACCCTTCGGCGCGGATCGACTCAGGGCATGGGCAAGGGATCTGGCACGAAACAACGCATACGCTTGGGGCGTGATCGATACGATCGTTTCCAGCGTTGTCGGGTGCGGTATCAAGGCACAATCGACCTTCGAGACCAAAGAAGGCGAAGACGTTGAACCGATCAATGATGAACGGGATCGCATTTGGGCGGAATGGGCCGAGACTTGCGACATCAACGGGCAACTTACCCTCGATGAAATCCAAGCCCTGGCACAGCGGGAAATCGTCGAAGTGGGCGAAATCCTAATCCGACTGATCCGACTTCCGAGCGAAACCTATCGAGGAATCTACAGGGCGGTTCCGTTGGCTCTTGAGGTTATCGAAGCGGATCGACTCGCAGCGGACAAGGACACCTACCAAGCGGGCATCAATCGCGGCGACGGGCATAAGATCGTTCGAGGCGTTGAACTAGACGACCTTGGCAAGCCTATCGCCTATTGGATCTATAAAGACCATCCAAACGCACCATACGCGGTTTCTCGCACGCCTGAGAGGATTCCAGCCAATGAGATCCTTCATCTATTCCGCCAAGACCGGATCGGCCAGACACGAGGCGTTTCCTGGTTTGCTCCGGCGTTGTCTTGGATTCGTGACCTCGGTACATACGTCGACAACGAACTAGCAGCGTCGGCGGTCGCTTCGTGCTTTACGATGGCGATCAAGACCGATACGCCGATCGGATCGCTAGCCGATCCAGACGGCCAAGACGCTTTCGACTCATCGGGCAACCGAATCGATGCACTTGAGCCAGGCATGGTGATGCGATTGGCCCCAGGTGAATCGGTCGAGGGTATCAATCCCGGTCGGCCAAATACCGGCGCGAAAGAATGGATCACGCTCATTCTTCGAGGGATCGCGGTAGGGACGGGGCTATCCTATGAAACCGTAGCCCGGGATTATTCGATGACATCGTATTCGTCGGCTCGGACCAGCCAACTCGAAGACCGAAGGCGGTTCAGGTGCTGGCAGCAATACCTAATCCGGCACTTGCTCCAGCCGGTATGGGATGCCTTTTGCGACCAAGCGGCATTGTCTCAACTCCCCGCATTCCCATCGGCAGCGGACCTATTGGACAATCGCCGAACGGCCTGCCCGGTCGAATGGCTCACGCCTGATTGGGATTGGGTAGATCCTGGCACAGAGCAACAAACCGCCGAGAGTGC